TCTCCTGACCATTCATCTTTAAATTGTTTTGAGGGTACTACACAATCCATATAATCTATAAATACTATATCGGGTTTAGTGCCGTTAGATGCTAACTTTCTGAGATATTGTTTAATTTTAGGAATAGTAGTACCATCACTAGGCATTTTTTTCAAAATTAAATTACCTTCTTTGTTTTTAAATTTAGGTAAAATCTTTTTTACCTCTTCTCTTTTTTCAGTTAACTCATTTAATGAGATTTCCGTCCAACAAGTAATATGTTTTCTTTGTATTACTTTAGGATTGTCCTCAAAAAATAATTGAACTACATTATACCCTAAATTATAGGCAGTATTAGCCATTTTAGTTATCAATGTTGTTTTACCAACACCAAAAGGTGCTAAAATAACCCCTAATTCTCCTTTGGATAATCCACCATCCATTAAATTATCAATACCTATCATTCCTGTGGGTATTGGATTTCTAAAATCCTCACATAACACCTCATCTATAGCATGAAACACATCAATCCCCACATCTTTTTCACCACCTACGGCTAAAGCTTCTTTTAAAATTTCTTCACATTCATCATACCTATCAAAATCACCAGCATCTAATATTTTTTGTATTTTATTATTAGCCTTTTTTAATTCTTGTTGTTTACAAAATTTAATTGCAACTTCTTGAGTATGTAAACAATCTTTATGGTCAGAATTCTTCACCTCTTTAATCATTGCAACGGCAGATTCTCTCGCAATTTCTCTTTTGATGTCTACCTTTACTAATTGAAATAAAGTTTCATAAGTAGGAATAGTTTCATATTTTTCAAAATAATCTTTTAAGCTGGCGATTAATAATCTCAAATATTCGTTATCAAAATATTGAGCTTCAATAATATCCATTATTTCTTCAGAAAATTTTCTATCTTCTATTAATTGTTTTACCAATCTTATCTGAAAACTGTATCCTAAATACCCTAAATTTGTTCTTTTATCTTCGGTCATATTTTTATAATGTGGGTTTAATTATAAGTATCTGTTAAAGCGCGTAACCACAGTATTCGCGAGTATATTTTTTTAATGTTAGTCCCTGTTGTATAGTGTAAATAGTTTCGGATATTATCGCACGAATATCAACATCGTATCTTACCTTGGTTGGATAATCATTTCCCGTAAACATACTTTGTGCAACTATCTTACCTTTAACCTTAATTTGGAAGGTGAATATATCTTCATTGGCATAAATATTAACCTTAGATCTCTCTTCCACCTCTTGTGTGTTTTGAGTAATGTAAGGATTATAATATTTATACAAATATTCATAACTTTTTAATTTAAATTGGTGTCTGATGATTTCTACCACTTCATCAATAGTATATTTTAACTCTAATGATCTTAAACTTTCTGGGTTAAATCCTTTAATCTGGAAATTTCTACCTACTATGGGTTTATTATTTATTAATAATAAAAATTCATAAGGGAGATTTTCATAATTCTTTTTCATAACTTTTAAATTGTGTTTTTATTAAAATAATTTTTTTCTTTTTTAATGATTCGAAGAAATGGTTGTAAAAAATTAATATACCCATCTCTTCCCCCAGGAATCGCCATTGTCAATCCATCTTCTAACATCATCTTAATTACATTTTTTGTGGTCCTATCTTCCGGGTCAATAGGAGTGTCAAATAATTCATCAAGTATCTGTTGTGAAGATTCAGTTAATAATGGATTTTTTAAATCAATAATTTTATCATTAATTTCATAGATACTCTCCCCCTGAATACCTACTGTTACTTTATTGATTATGTTGTCTAATGTTTTCAATCTTGTTTTTCTTTGGCTTTGTATTAATTCAATTTTACTAAATATATCTTCCAATGTCAAAGATTGTAGGGTAAATTCGGGAAAATATTTTATTAATGTTTTTTCACTAATCCCTTTTATACCTTTAATGTTATCACTGTTGTCACCCGATAGGATTTTTAATAATTTAATGTTAGAATAATGGTGATTAAAATTTTCATTATAATTTTTAATTGTTACAATCTTTCTTAAATTAATAACATAAACACCAACTCGTTCATTTAATAATTGTAACATGTCTCTATCATTGGTTACGATTACTATTTTCTCATCATCTTTAATTTTGGAACAATAATAAGCAATACCATCATCGGCCTCTATTATTTCATCTTTAAATTGTCTAATAAATAATTCTTCACAATATTGTCTTACTCTTTCTTTTTGTAGATATAATTGTGGATCACTGGGATCTTGTTTAATATAAAAATTCTTATCCCTGTTAGCTTTATATTCTTTATAGATGTCATACCTTAATCTACCACTAAATCTTCCATCCCAGAAGACAAATACCCTATCATAACGATGTTCATTTAAACATTTCCGTAACATAGTAAGGAACTGAAAAATACCACCTATATGGGTATCTTTATAATAAAGATTTTTAGCCCCATGATAAGCGGTTTTTAACAATGAATCACCATCAATAAGTAAGGTATTTGAATATTTTTTTGTTTTAGGTGGTCTTGACACTTTTCATATCGATTCTAAGATTAAACAATAAATTACTGATCTGCATATTCTACAGGAGCTTCAATTGATTCTCCTTCTTCAACAGTAAATTCTACTTCTTCACCTACACTATCAAATACTTGTGACCAATATTCTTTATAATCCGTTTTATAAGAATCGATAGCTTTCTTATCATCTTCTATAAAACCATGGGTGGTAGCTAATATTCTACAATCGGCATATCCTAACCCATTCATATGGTTTTTATGTATACCAACTTTAGTTCTTACTGCAAAATTTACTTTTCTTCCTTTGTTGGTCGCATTTAATTTAGATACACCAGCACTTTTTTGATTTCCGAATAGGAAAACCAATGCACAAGATAAATAAATAGATTGTCCCCCTTTAGGTTGTATTCTAGGTTGACTGAATGGGTTATCTGGTAACTCAACCCATGGTTGGTTAACAAAAACCATACTATTAGTATACGGTGAAGATTCTTTTCTTGATGAGGTAATCCTTTGTGCCATACCCATTCCCCACTTTTCCGAAATGGTTCTTGCAGTATGTTGATTACCACCCTTACCATCAAAACTCATTTTACATGGTATGGTTCCTACCGAATCCCATAGAAAAACTATATCATGGGGTATTTCACCATTTTTTTGGGCATCTAATATTTCAGTAACATACTCAAAAGATTGTTCAATATAATCAAATCCTAATTTATACAATAAAAATCCATCCCAATATGCTTCGATCTCTCCTGTTTCTTCATTAGCCTCTTCAATATATTCAGTTTTAAGCCCCATTTGTTTGGCGAATTCAAAACTAAATTTTTGTTCAGTTATAATAAAAATAGGGAGTATTCCTTTCTTTTGTGCATCAATTGCGGTTTGGATTAAAGCAGTAGTTTTTCCGGTATCAGAATGACCCAATAACATATTAATTTGACCCATTGCTGGTCCAGGAAGTCCAGTTGCTTTCTGGAAAGCTTCTCCTAGATCAAAGTATTTTTGTTCTTTATACTTATCACTAGAAGAATATTTTTTCCTAATCATCGAAAAATCAGTTGATTTCTTTTTAAGTGGTTTTTTGGACATCATATTTAGAAAGGTAAGTCATCAGTTTCTTCTTCTAAATTTTCAACTACCACACCTGAAGTAGTATCATTAGTAGTTGTGGTATCAGATTTGTCATCTCTTAACAAATTGATTTCTTCTTCTAATGAAGCAGTTTCAGATTCTTCTTTTTCTTCTTCTGCCACATATTTAGAAAGTTCTGAATCCCAAACTGGGGATAAATTTTTAGCCACAATCTCTAAATATTCTAATGATTTTTTTGCATAAACATCTTTAAATGTTTCCTCATTATTAAACCAAGCTTCTGCACTATTTTTATCCGTAGTAAGTATAGTGACATCATCAGTCATTATTGAACTAACTACACTCCACCCTTTATCATTACGATTAGTGGTGATAATGATATCTCTACCTTCTCTTGCATCCGTTATATCACCTTTAAGTTTGAATATTGGCATTAATTTGTCTTGAACACCATCCCCAGTATATTTGTGTTTATATCTCCAGAATTTAACTCCATGATCTTCATTATCTCTATCAATACCTTTTACTACATAATATTTACGTGGTGAATAATCCCGAGCCATATCTTTGGCTTTCTTACTTCCTTCCATTAATAATGCTTCTCTAGCTTCACATAAAGGACAATGTTCACCTTCGTTTAGTTTGGGGCAATATAATTTTTCATATTTCCCGTTTACTTGTCTTTCATGAAAATAAGCTTCAGCAAAAGGTGATTCCCCCTCCTTACCTGGAAGTATCCTAAAGGTACGAGTGGCGTTTTTTACCCCTTTTTGAAGTTTTTCTGTGAAATATTTTTTTAATCTTTCTTCATTCGAAATTTTGGGTTTCGAACTGTTGTTGTCAGTATTTTTTTCATACTGTGACAAAATCGAATCTAAACTACTTTTATTCATTTTTTTCTTTTTTTTTTGTTAATAATTATTTATTGATTAAATATACAGTACTTTTTTAAAAAAGTCAACCTATAAAAAAACCTATAATGAATAAATTTACACATTATAGGTTAATTTGTCAAACGAGGGATTTAACTTAATTTTCTTCGTCATTTGTATCATAGTCAAACGATCTTTCTATATCAGTTGCACTATATTCGTCTACATCTTTTTGGGTAATGGTATAATCCTCTTTTTCTTCTCCCCCTACATCATATCCTTCTTTATCTGACCAAAAATCAGTTAATGATACACTATAAGGAAAAGAATCCATTGACCTCATTTCTAATTGTTCTATTGGGGTTGGGTTCCTTCTTTCTATTTCTTGTTCTAGACCTTCAATTTTATTTATTACTTGATCCATACCACCTACTTGACTTTCTAATTCACCAAGCTTAGATAATAATTCATCCATTTTGGCGGTTACACCCGCTACTTCAGATTTTGTTTCTTCCGTTTTATCAACAATATCGGTTACATCTACTTCTACAGTTTCTTCACCACCCATATCCATTGTATCATCCGCAAATTCGTCTTCTACTTCCATTCCTTCTTCTTCCCAACCGAAAGGATCCACTGCTATTTCTTCTTCATCAGTAACTTCTTCAGTATCTA